ACTATACTCGGTGATTACCCGAATAAATGCATGAATTTTTCCAGTATATTCATTCCTAAAAGTCATTTGTTGCAATAAGTATTGGGAATCACTACTGATTGCAAAGTATTTATGTCTGATTTGTCCATCATAACTATACGCATTCGGGTATAATGTGTTATATATCGGACAAATTATATGCTTTTGCGTACTATAAGACACATTGTGCAATCAATATGCAATTCACCTATAAATTGTGCAACCACTGATGCACATTTGGAACGCATTCCAACGAGTGCTATTTTTGTGTGTGGCATTATCTATCACTCAACAACCCAACAGTTATCATCCAGCATTCAATGACACCAACTTCGTGATCACGGAATCTTCAGGCGGTATCTACACAAAGGACAATTTCAAGTTCATTGCTGATGTCAAGGTCGCATCAACTACCGTGGCAAAACTCAAAGCACCAATTTATTTTGGAAGTACGAACAAAGGTGTGTTCAACATTGGGCGAATCTTGGAATCTTATGTGACAAACAATTGGGAATTCACCGATTCATCACCAAGCGGATGCGTAAACTCATTCACGGATTACGAGGTGGAATTTGGGTATGAGTACTCACCATCGGCAACGGGAACAATCACCGAATACCTTGACTTGACTTCAGCAACTGGAACGGTTTGGAACGCATCATTGAACCCATTTGATTTGGTGACTTATGCTGAAGGGCAATATCTCGCCACATCCACATCCGCAAAGTTCTTGACCAATGTGAGAACACGGACCATCCATAGAACGCAAAAGGATTGGTTGTATTGTTTAAAGGGAGATGCCACAAGCGTTTTGATTACTTACTCCGATGCCAGTACACAAACATTCTCTTTGCCATCTTCAAAGGTCGTGAGGATCCCCGTGGGAAGTCAATTGACAATACCCGGTATTGCAACCTATTTTGATGTGGTGTTGAAGGCTGGGGGTACTTCCAAATCCGAGACATACCGATTCAACATAAAGGATGAATGCAGTAAGTACGAAACAACTGATATTTTCTTTATGAACAGATTGGGAGGGTTTGAATCCTTCCGTTTTAATATGGTGAGAAGAGACAACTTTGAAGTCACACGGAAACAATTCCAACAGAACCCATACTCACTCGGTGCGACATACGGATATCAAACATCGGCAAGAACTCGCACAAATTATCATACAGAGACAAGCCAAAAAATCAAACTGTTCAGCAATTGGATAAACGATACGGAATCAGTTTGGCTGAAAGACCTGATTGAATCTCCGGTGGTGTATATGTATGACGGCACTTTGTATGCGGTCAACATAGATAATGCCAACTACGAGCAGAAAAAGACGGTACAAGATAGGATGTTCAATTTAGAACTTGACATCACTCTTTCATTTGCTGACAAATCGCAACGCATATGATCAGGCTATTGGTCAACAACACCCCAGTTGATTTGTCTGCTGACTTTGACATCTCAATCAACAAGGCAATTGCCGACATCCGTGAACCACAATCACGATCTTCGGAATGGACAAAGACAATCACCATCCCCGGCACGGCACAAAACAACAAACTATTCTCACACATCTTTGAGGTTGAACATACGGTTAGAACATCCACACAATTTGCACCTGATTTCAACCCTAACAAGAAAGCATCAGCAGTCGTTCTGTTGGATGAGATAGAGCAGTTGAGGGGATTCATCCGCTTGATTCAAATCAATGTTACAGATAGCACGGCAATCATTTATCAATGCAGTATTCACGGACAAACTGCTGATCTATTCACAACCATTGCAGAACGCAAACTAAATGCGTTGGATTTCTCGGAGTACAATCACTCCTTGTCATCAGGAAACATCTTCAATTCGTGGGACACAAGCATCATCAAGAACGGAAGCTCACAACCTTTTGCTTATGGTGATGGGTATGTGTATTCAATGATTGACAAAGGGCATGTGAGAAACATTGCGTTTTGGCAGTATAACGAACTCACACCTTGTCTTTATGCAAAGACCATCATTGATAAAATCTTCACTGGTGCTGGGTATTCATACACCAACGATTCTTTCTTCAATACAGACCGATTCAAGAGGTTGATTATCCCACCACCAAACGGGTTGATTGCATCATCTACGCAGTTGACAAACCGATTGTTTTTGGCAAGTCGCTTGACAACAAGTCAGGCATTGACTTTGGGAACTACCTTGATATTCAACAACGACACCAGCGGTGGGGCTTTTGATAATGGCGGTAACTACAATCCAACTACCGGTGCTTATACTGTTCCCGTTGGTGGAACTTATTCCTTCTTCTTAGGATTGGATATCAACTTGACTCTTGATCCGTCATACCGCCCAGTTTTACAAGCGGAGATAGACATCAACATTGGGATGTATGTCAATGGAGTTTTGAGGTCAACCAAATACATCTCTGTTGATCCAATGGCAATGCCACCTTTGTTGGAGTACGGATTCACAAATGTGGCTCTTTCAACAACTGATGTTGTCACTTTCAAATTAACTCAAGTATATGACTGGGCAGATAAGTACACATTGACCAATGCGGATTTCACAATGAATCTCAATGTGAATTCAACGGTTGAAAATGACATAACCGCATACACCTTCCAGTATGGGGAAACCGTGGATTTCGGAATCTTCTTCAATACCGAGGTAAAGCAAAGCGAATTGTTGATGTCTTTTGTGAAGATGTTCAACTTATACATTGAACCTGACAAAGATCAACCCAAGATTCTGCGTTGTGTTCCTCGTGATGAGTTCTACAACGGAAGTCAATTGGATTGGACAGACAAATTGGATTATTCACAACCTGTGGAAATTGTTCCAATGGGTGAATTGGATGCAAATCCTTATGTGTTTAGTTACAAGCAAGGCAAGGATGATGGGAATGTCACCTACCAAGAGAACTATCAAACCACCTACGGACAAAGAACATTGCAAATTGACAATGACTTTGTCAAAAGTGAGAAGAAAATTGATATCGTTTTTGTACCTACCCAAATAAAGAACTACGACATAGGACAAAAGAACCTTGTTTTGTCATCGGTTGAAGGCAAAGAGGATGGTGATTTGAGGGTTTTGTACTATGGTGGATTGGTGAGTGGTGTAAGTTGCAGATTTATTATCTCCTTTATGGGGACAATTTCTATCCAGACATCGCAAGTCAAGACATCCATTCCATTGACAATCCATTATGATTCACTTTCCAACCCGACTATTGACCTATTGTTTGGGATGCCGAGAGAAGTTGGTATCGGTGCTGGGTATAATTACACCAATGCGAACCTTGTCAATACTTACTATTACAGATTCATCCAAGAGATCACCAATAAGAACTCAAAAATTGTTCGGGCATACTTTAGATTAACTCCTTCCGATTGGTATAACATACAATTCAAGAATCTGTATTTCTTTGAAGGGCAATACTGGAGATTGAACAAGGTTGAAAACTACAACCCCACCAATGAAGGTGTTTACTTGTGTGAATTCTTGTTGGCTCAATTCATACCACCAGCAACAATCACCGTAAAAAGGATGGGTGCTGGAACTGCACAAGGAGCTCATACGGACATCTATGGGGATGTGTATCCCGGTGGTAAATTTCCAATCAAACCAGGCATCAGCGGTGTTGGAGTTGGAACAACCGAAGGAAGTGGAATATTTGTGGGTGACAACATCAGCGGAAACGGAATCAACAACAGCGGATTTGGTTCAACAGATATCAACTATGCAGATGGAGTGGACAACTCTGTTGCGTTGGTTTGTGATGACTTCAGTGTTCCCAAATCCAATACACTGTATGTTGGCAATTACGAGATGTATCCAAACTTTTTAAGTGGTGGTGCAGTTAAAACCGTATCAGCAAACTATTCGGCAACCAAAGACGATTGGTTGATTTTAGCAACTACAACTGCCGGAAATTTTACAATAACTCTACCTGATCCAACTGGATTAAGTGGAAAAAGTTGGGTGATAAAAAAGCCATTACCAAGTCATCAAGTAACTATTGCAACGGCAACCGCTGCACAAATAGATGGCAGCGATTCACACACCCAAACATCAGCACACTCATACGATGTCATCACAACTGATGGCGTTGAATTTTACATAATAAGCGAAGGACACTAATGGCATTAAACGCAAGTATTGACTTAACCGTCAACAAACCTGACTTCAAATCAATGAAGGCAGAAATCCGAGAACTGACAGTCGCAGCACAACAAGCCGTGATGCAGTTTGGCGAATTCTCACCCGAAGCAATAAGAGCAGAGAAGGCACTTGCCGCTGCTCGTGATAGGATGGAGGATTTCAATGATCGTGTGGCAGCGGTGAACCCTGATAAGTTTGCACAAATCAACACGGTTGTTCAAGGTGTGGCTCGTGGATTCCAAGCAGCACAAGGGGCAATGGCTTTGTTTGGCAACCAGTCGGAAGAACTTGAAAAGACAATGGTCAAGTTGCAAGGTGCAATGGCTTTGGCTGAAGGTCTTGAAGGTCTTGGAAAGGTTCAACAGCAGTTTGGGGCAATTGCAAAGAACATCAAAGGGAATGTGATGAACGCATTCAAAGCGTTGGGCAATATGTCAACATTGGCATTCGGTGCAATTGGTGTTGCATTGACTTTGATCATTGCCAACTTTGATACACTCAAGAAAGCCGTGATGTCATTGATCCCCGGTCTTTCATCAATGGTCAAGTTTGTCGGTGGGTTGGTTCAACAATTTACGGATTGGGTTGGTATCACATCGGCACAGGACAGGGCATTGGAGAAACTCAACAAGACAACTGACAAAGCCAATGAGCAACTTGATAGGGAGATTGCATTGCTTCAAGCCAGAGGAGACCAAGTTGGTGTGTTCAACAAGCAAAGACAAAAGTTAGAGAATGACCTTGCACAAGCTCGTGCAAACTACGGCAAGAACACGGAAAAAGAATGGGGTAAAATCATTCTTGATACAAAGAACGCATTGGCAGTTTTAGGAATTGAAGAACGGAACTTTCAAAACGAAAGAGTGAAAGCCGCTGGAGACAAAGAAAGAGAAAGATTGGCAGCCATCGCAAGAGCAAAGAAAGAGCAACAAGACAAGGAAGATGAACTTAATCGCAAGAACAAGGAAAAGGAAGAACAATTTCAAAATGAATTAAGTCAAATTGAAGGTCGTGGAATTGCAACAAGATCATTGCTGACATTACAAGGCAAGACGGAAGCCGAGAAGATGCAAGATAAATTCAACGAGGAAAGAGCAATACAAAGACAAAAGGAAGTTGATGCCGAAGTTGCAGCGGAAAAAGCAAAGCAAAACGCAAAAGAGAATTTATATCGTGCATCTGTTGATTTGGCGAATTCAATCGCAGCATTGGCAGGAGAGCAAACCAAAACGGGCAAGGCAATTGCGTTGTCAGTTATCGCAGCGGATACGGCAATGGCAATTTCAGGTGCGTTAAAAGTTACTCAATCCGCTTCACCCGACAACATCGCCACCGGTGGTCTTGCTGGTGCTGCGAAATACATTGGATTGGCTGCAATGATTTTGACCAATGCGAAGAAAGCACGAGACATCCTCAAAGGTGGTCAGCCGGGTGCAATGTCACCAATGCAATCCAGCGGTCAAGGTATGGCACAGATGGCAGCACCGAGAATCGGTTCAACATTGCCACAGGTAAACGGATTTGAACAGCGAGTTTATGTGACCGAAGGTGACATTTCACGCACACAAGGTCGGGTTGCATCGTTGAAAAAGGTATCTGTTACACAATAACGCTATTTGAATAAGATGAAACTTCCAGTTTACAAATTAGACATCAACGAATTTGACGAGGAAACAGGGATTGACTTTGTTTCTCTCGTTGAAAACGCAGCCATTCAAAAGGATTTTCTCGCATTCAGTGAAACGCCTATCAAATTTGCCATCCAAGATGAGGAGAAACGAATCGTGACTGGTGCTGCGATGATTGCCGATTTACCCATCTATCGCAGAGATGACATTCGTGGTGAATACTATGTGGTGTTTGACAAGGAATCTATCTTCAAGATTGCAAAAAAGTGGGCGAGGTCAAACCAGTACAACTCCGTGAACGCACATCACAAAACACCCATAATGAATGGAGTGAGTTTGTTTGAATCATACATCATAGATCGTGAAAGAGGTGTGATGCCACCAAAGGGATTTGAAGAGGTTGCCGATGGTAGTTGGTTTGTCTCTTATCTCATTGACAACGATGAAGTTTGGTCACGAGTGAAATCCGGTGAGTTCAAAGGGTTCTCTGTTGAGGGTGTTTTTGACTTTCCTGAAGACAAAGAAGAACAACTCATTGAGCAGATGAAAGAGATTGTCTCAAGGTGGAATGGAAAGTAAAATTGCAACAAGTAAACATAAACTCTAATTTTATACAAATGAACGCAAAAGAAACACTCAAGGAAATCCGCACGATGTTGGGATTCTCTGAAGAAGAAATCAAAGTTGAGATGGCAACTGCCACCTTGACTGATGGAACAATCGTTGAATGGGAAGGTGAATTGGTTGTAGGAACTGCCATCTTCGTTCAAACTGCTGAAGGTTCAATCCCAGCACCTGATGCAACTCACGAAGTTGAAGGTGGTTTGTTGGTGACAACTGTTGACGGTATCGTTACTGAAATCGTTGAACCCGAAATTGAAATCGAGATTGAAGCCAAAGAAGAGTTCGCAACTGTATCTCATTTTAATGATGTTGTGAGCAAGTTGGAAAGTGCAATCGCAGAATTGTCTGCAAAGGTTGTTGCATTGTCCGAGGTTAACAGCAAACAAAAAGAAGCAATGAGCAAAGCAATTGATCTTATTGAGAAAGTTGCTGATTTGCCAAGCGAAACCCCAATCAAAACTCCCGTTTCAAACAAAAAGAATGATCAGTTTGAAGCACTTAAAAAATTCAAAAACGCAATAAATAAATAAAACTATGTCATTTTCAGTAGGAACACTCGCAAATTACACCAACGAACAATCAACTGATTTGTTGGTTAAGGCTCTTTTCGGGAGCAAAACTGCAACTTTGTTGCAATCTTCTAACCAAGTTCAGGTAGGTGTAAAATCTGCATCTGCTTTGAACATCCTTGCTTCAACCGTTTTCTTCCAAGCCGATGGTTGTGGTTACAACCCAAGTGGTACAACTGCCTTCACTCAGCGTAACATCACTGTTGGTGCTGTGAAAGTTGAAGAAACTCTTTGCCCAAAGACATTGGAAGCCAAGTGGATGCAAACTCAAATCATGCCTGGTTCACCAACTATGATTCCTTTTGAAGAGCAAGTAGGTGCTGAAAAGGCTGCCGTTATTGCACAAACTTTGGAAGTTGCAATGTGGCAAGGTGATACCGCTTCTGGTAACCCTAACTTGAACCGCTTTGATGGTTTCAACAAAATCATTGCTGCCGCTTCTCCAGTATTGGCGAACTCTGCACCAACTACATTCTCTTCAATCACCGCTGCAAACATTGATGACATCTTGGATCAGGTTTATGCCAACATCCCTGCTGCCGTTGCTGAGAAAACTGACTTGGTTTGTTTCTTGGGAGTTGATGCCTACAAATTGATGTTGGTAAACTTGAAAAACGCTAACTTGTTTCACTATGTTGCCGATGCTGCCACTTCAATGGAAATGGTTTACCCCGGTACCAATATGAAGTTGATCGCTGTTGGTGGTTTGAACGGAACTAACAAGATTGTTGCTGGTTCTTTGAGCAACTTCTTTATGGGTACTGACTTGATTGACGAGCAAGAAGAAGTGAAAATGTGGTATTCACAGGACAACGATGAAGTTCGTGTTCGTTTCACTTTCAAGGCTGGTGTTCAGGTTGCTTTCCCCGGAGAAATCGTTTACTTCACCCTTTAATCTTTTTAACTGATGGCTTGTTTACTCACACAGGGATTCACTCTTGATTGCAAAGATGCAGTCGGAGGTATCAAATCAATCCACTTAATTTCTTGGGTTGATTCAAAGTTCACCGTTGCAAGTGGTGAAGTAACTGCCACAACTGTTGCAAGTGGAGATGTTTATGATTACGAGTTGCCAAAAGGTACTGGATCATTGACAACCACAACCAATGTATCTGTTGAGAACGGAACATCATTCAATCAATCGGATGTTGTTTTCAAACTTCGCAGATTGTCAACCACCAAGCGTAACGAAATGAAGCTCCTTGCTCAAGGTCGTTGCTATTGCATCGTTAAAAACAACAACGATGAATATTGGTTGGTTGGTAAGGAGTACGGATGTGATGTGACTGCAATGGTTGCAAACACTGGTACTGCTATGGGCGATAGTAACGGTTATGAAGTTACTCTTTCCGCTATCGAAGCGGAAGCACCTTACAAATTGCAAAGTTCAGTTGTTACCGCTTTGGGTATCTAATTGATTCTTGTTTCATAGGTCAAATGGGGAGGGCAATATGCTCTCCCTTTTTTTGTTACATATTTTTACTCTCGCTATTTTGTAAAGATGTTGGTAATTGAAAAAGCGGAATCAAAGAATTGGTATTTAACCCTGACTGAAAAAGTCACGATTGCGAATCCATACTTTCTTTTTGCGTTCACTCACAGAACTACCAATGAACAAACGGTTGCAATCCTAACCGACATTTCAACCCACCCTGACAGATACAATGAATTTGCAGTTGTTGAGGGTTCAACATTTACTTTGGATGCTGGAGAATTTGAATATGTCGTTTATGCTCAAACATCACCAACCAATTTGTCTCCAGCATTGGCAGATGAAGAGGTTGAAAGCGGAATCCTAAAGGTTCAATTTGATGTCACACGCACTTCATACGAGGTTACTCTGAATGAGAAAATCTACGAGATAGAACAACCCACACAAATACTATTCTTACTGCTTGAAAATGGGGATTTTCTTCTTCAAGAAAGCGGTGATAAAATCATACTATAATGGCAGATCAAAAGATATCCCAATTAACCACCATCGTCACCGTTGATACGGCATCGGATTTGTTTCCCATTGTTGATACATCGGCAGCGGAGACAAAAAAAATCACCCCATCAGCGTTGAAAACTGCATTGGCGTTGAACAATGTAGACAACACAAGCGATGCAAACAAGCCAATCAGTTCAGCCACACAGACGGCATTGGATGCGAAACAAGCAACCCTTGTAAGCGGTACGAATATAAAGACCGTAAACAACACAAGTTTGTTAGGTAGCGGTAACATTTCAATTTCATCGGCAGTTGCTTGGGGTGGGGTTACTGGCACTTTGTCAAATCAAACAGACTTGCAAACTGCATTGGATGGCAAGGTTGATGAGAATACCGCAATTACTGGAGCAACCAAAACAAAAATCACCTACGATGCCAAAGGTTTGGTAACTGCTGGAGCAGATGCAACCACAGCAGACATCGCAGATTCAAGCAATAAACGCTATGTAACCGATGCCAATTTAACGGTGATCCAAAATACAAGCGGAACAAACACGGGCGACAATGCGGTAAATAGTTTGTATTCGGGATTGGCTACAAGCAAACAGGATACTTTAGTTTCGGGTACAAACATAAAGACCATCAATAGCACTTCCCTTTTGGGTAGTGGTAATATCAGCGTAGCACCAGCGACAGGAATTGATGCAACTGCAATCGCTGATGGCACAGTTACAAGCACAGAATTTCAATACATCAATTCGCTAACAAGCAATGCACAAACGCAGATTGATGCAAAGACAAACAAACTGATTACCACCAACCGACAAACCGCATCTTATACTTTGGTTTTGAGTGATGCGGACAAATTGGTTGAGATGAATGTAGGCAGTGCAAACAATCTTACAGTCCCTTTGAATAGTTCTGTAGCGTTCAGCACAGGCACACAGATTCTTTTGGCACAATACGGAGCAGGACAAACTACGGTTGTGGCAACGAGTGGGGTAACAATCCGAAGCAACGGGGCAAAGTTGAAATTGAACGCACAATATAGCGGTGCAACTTTGGTGAAGATTGCGGAAAATGAGTGGTATTTATTTGGAGATATAGCGTCATAATATGATACTTTCAACACACGGAATTTTAAGTTCAATTAGTGGCATAGTGCCAATTACTGCAACGGGAGGAACAATCACCTATTCGGGTGGTATGACTATTCACACCTTTACAAGTTCTGGAACATTCACTGTCTTAACCGCACCTGCTGGGGCAACTGTTGAGGCTTTAGTTGTTGCTGGTGGTGGTGGTGGTGGTGCTTTTTCTGGTGGTGCTGGTGGTGCTGGTGGCTTGATATATAACGCCACAAAATCAATATCTGTTACTGCTTATACAATTACAATAGGTAGCGGTGGTGTAAAACCAACATCAAATAGTGGAGGAAATACAAATGGTAATAACTCTGTTTTTGACACCTTGACGGCTATTGGTGGTGGTCGTGGTGGTGTGCAAGGTTCAGAAAGTGGAAAAGATGGTGGTAGTGGTGGTGGTGCAACTGGAGGCGGAACTGTGAGAGGTCTTGGTACCGCCGGACAAGGAAATAATGGTGGCGCTGCAGATACTGGCACAACAGGTGCAAGTGGTGGTGGTGGTGCTGGAGCAGTTGGTGCAAATGCAGTATCCACTACGGCTGGTGCTGGTGGTGTAGGTCTTGCTTACTCGATTAGTGGAACATCTACTTTTTATGCTGGTGGTGGTGGTGGTAGTTCGAATGTTGGAGCACTTAAAGGATTAGGCGGAAATGGAGGTGGTGGTAATGGTGAAGGTTTTAACTTAAACCCAGCCGCAACAAGTGGAGCAGCAAACACCGGTGGCGGTGGTGGTGGTAATTATTTCGCTGGTGCTGGTAATCAAGGGAACGGGGGTTCTGGTATAGTAATAATTTCTTATCCTACATAAAATATGCAAGTTGCTAAAATTGAAAATAACATAGTTTTAGAAGTAATCGTTGCTGATTCTGTTGAATGGTGTATTGAAACATTTGGCGGTGAATGGGTGCGAACTTACTACAATACACCTGGTAAAAACTTTGCGGGTTTTGGTTTTATTTATTACCCTGATAAAGACAATTTTTCAAGCCCACAACCCTATCCAAGTTGGACATTGGATGAAAATTGCTTTTGGCAACCGCCTACGCCATATCCTAATGACGGATGTTTATGGACTTGGGATGAAGAAACTTTAACTTGGATTAATCCAATTTGTAACTGATGAAACACAGCGAATGGATGAAACCCACAACCGATGAAGTGAGAGAGTTGGAATACACACAACTCGAGCAGAACAACGGAAACGGCAAAGGCAATTTGTCTACAACTGTTCCCATCAATGGCGGTATGTGGGTTGTTCTATTAGCAGTGATTATATTTGGATTATGGAAGCAATACCGTATATCACGACACTCTACATCGGAATTTTAATAGGCTATCAAATACACCGTAAAAAATGCAAAAGCAAATAAAACCCAATGCGCTACCTGTTAGCTTTGAACAATTTAAAAAGAACCCTGTGGCTGCCGTGGCTTTTTGCATGCTGTTGGCTGTTAGCTATTTGTATATGGACTTGCGTTCGGGCAATCAACAGCAGATTGACGAATGTCGCAAAGAGATGGCAGTACTACGAGCAGAGCAGAAACAAGCATATAGGGCTTTGAAGACGGCAGATTCTGCATTGTCTGCAGCCATTACTGAACTACGCATCATTAATTCAATGAAGAAACTATGAGATTGTTAATCATTTTTGCATTCGCTTTCATCGGTGGTTATTTGTTCACCGAATCTTGGGCACTTGAACCCAAGCCAGTTAGTGACATTGATGCGTTGTTGAAGAAGATTCAGCAAAACACACAAGCCGTTGGACAAGCCACTAAACAAGCACACGAGGTGAGTGAGAAATTGGTGGAAGCAAAAGTGGTTGAGAAAGAGCAATTGAAAGAAGCCGTGGTGAATGCTGAAAAGAAAGCCGAATCCGTGGTTCAACAGATGCAAGTTGTTCAAAACCAAATGGAGGTGTATGCCGTCAAGATGGTAGGTGCTGGATTGGATACTACCACCACACCAATTGAGTTCAAAGGAGTGATCTATGATGCTTATTTGAACTATCTTTCCGAAGGTGGAAAAGAAGATTTTGAATACTTTAGGGTTTATCTATGGCAGCCAAAGTAAACATCACATCATTTTGTGTGAAACCAAAAAACAAATTGGGAAGACATACCAAGCACAAGAACAAACACAAGAGTTCAAAACCATATAAAGGACAAGGGAAATGATAGATAAAATCAAACAAGCGATGAAGGTGAAGAACTACAAGTTCTTTGAATCAGGTGATTACAACTTGAACATCATTGGGATTCGCAATTCCGATACTGGAAGCAAAGTGACAAATGTCTTTGATGACTTGTTAACCGTGAGTTACAAAATCGGTGATGTGTGGCATTTTAAGAAATGGGCTGCGACAACGGATCCCGGCACAAAGGGAGTGAAGGAATTCCACAATGCACAAGGCGTTGCTCGTTTAGTTCCCGGACAATATCGTGGTTCACACGCAATCGGTTTGCATCAAGGCAAATACGAAGCGTTAAAACAAGCAAAGCCCGTCAAGGTTTATCGTGATGCTAACAAGGATATGAACTACGATACCAAGTTGATCACCGAAGGTATCTACGGAATCAACATCCACAAGGCTGGTGCAGATTCAACCTATGTTGAGAACTGGAGTGAAGGTTGTCAGGTGTTCAAAAAGTCAGCAGATTTTGAGGAGTTTATGGCTTTAGTCAAGAAGGCTGCCACATTGCACGGCAATTCATTCACTTATACACTTTTAGAAAGCAAAGATTTATGAAAAAACTTTTAGAGATTTTCACGGGTGACAAAGGAGAGATGTCATCAAAACGATTCGTGGGCATTATCGGTGCTTTTGTTTTGTTTGCTACAATGGCTCATAATTCTCTCAGCCCTGCTGATATCGTACCTTCTCCAGAATTGGTGAGTGCGGTTGAATTCATCGTGATTGCTTGTCTTGGATTCACATCTATTGACAAGTTCTCAAACAAAAAAGATTGATTGCTATTTGATAGAGATGATATTCCAAAGATTAAACTTTCACGATAATAAACTGCCTGTTTTCAAAGAGAACAAAGCGAAAGGATTCGTGACTTTTGGTGCTGACAATCTCTATCCTGATTTCTTAATTGAATTATTCAATAAATCACCCAAACACAATGCCATCGTTTCTGCAAAAGCATCATACATTGCTGGAATTGGCACGGAGGTATTTGGTTCAAGCACGGAGGAGATTGCAAAAGCCGAAGCCAAACTCAAAAATATAAACGCCTACGAAACCTACGAAGAACTCAAAGCAAAGATTGCATACGATGCCGAGTTATTCAATGGGTTTGCAGTTGAGGTGATTTGGAACAAGGCAAAGACCGCACCTTCGGAATTCTATCACATTCCATTCAAAGATATCCGCAAAGGTCTTGAGGGTGATTATGTGTATTGTGCTGACTGGACAGATAGCAAAGCGGAGAAAATCCACTATCAACCATACAACCCAATCACAAGGGAATCAAAACAAATATATTATTGTCAATTTTACCGTCCCGGACAAGGCGAATATCCCTTGCCTGATTATGTAGGTGCGTTGAAATACATTGAGGTTGATACCGAGATTTCAAATTACTATTTGAATAGCATCAAGAACGGATTCACGGCACAAACTCACATCCAGTTATTCAAAGGGATCCCCACACCTGAAGAAGCTCGTGCAACTGCAAGGAGATTCAAAGAGAATTATCAAGGTACGGACAATGCCGGTGGGTTAATCATCCAATACAACGATCCAACGGAGAAGGAATCAGTCATTAACAACCTTCAACCATCGGATTTTGACAAGCAATTTGACTTGTTAAATAAGACCGTACAACAAGAGATATTTGTTGCACACAAAGTCAACTCTCCAATGTTGTTTGGAGTTCGTGTGGAAGGTCAATTGGGAGGTCGTAGCGAGTTGATTGAAGCCTATGAGATGTTCCATCACGCATACATTGAACCCCGTCAACAAAAGATTGATGATACCTTCGCTTACTTGCTTGAACCTATCGCATCTGTGAAGTTGGAAACAATCAACAAGCCACCAATCGGTCTTGACTATCAAGCGTTGTTTACTGCTGGAGTTATCACAAACGAAGAAGCAAGAAAGGAACTTGGATTGCCATTAATCACCGATGTGAAACAATCATCTTTGAATGATGCTATCAATGCTTTGAGTCCGTTGGTTGCAAACAATGTGTTGTCAAATATGACAATTAACGAGAAACGCCAATTGGCAAATCTTCCACCGATTGCCGGAGGTGATGCTTTGCCATCCGCAGCACCAGTTGAAGCCGTTGCCCTATCAAAACAAAATCCTTTTGGATGGGATGATGAAAGAGACATCAAGGTATTTCAACAATACGGAGAGAGTGCAGACAACTTTGAAGCCTATAAGTTTGAGTTCGTGGATGCCGTTGAAACTGCCATCTTGAATGTGTTGAAAGAGAATAAAGGTCTTCAAGTTGGGGACATTGTCAACATCACCAAACTGGATGCAAAGGTTGTCGCTGATGCGATTGCTAAACTTGCCAAAGCGGAGTTGATTAAATCATACGAAGATGGTCTTGAAACAACCCCGAAAGGAGTTGAAGAAGTGAAGAGATTGCAAACCGAGATTGTGGTTCGTTACAAATACGGATTAGCACCCGGCATTGAAGGTGGAATGATTATCCCTGGTTCAAGAGATTTTTGCCGACAAATTGATGGAAGCAACCGTGTATATTCAAGAGAGGATATCAATGCGATGTCAACTCAATTGGGATACGATGTATGGAAGCGGAGAGGTGGTTGGTATCACAACCCCGTCTTGGATGTGAACACCCCACAATGTAGACATATTTGGGTTCAACAATTATTAAGGAGGATTAAACGATGACCAATTTTGTATATTTCATTTCAACCACTTACTTGAAGGACAACACCCCTTTGAATGAGAATGTGGACGATAAATTGTTGAAATCAGCAATCAAAGAAGCTCAAGAAATCTACATCCGTGATGTGATTGGTTCAGGAATCTATAATGAGTTGCAAGTACAGGCATTCGCTGGAACATTAACCCAGTTGAATACTACTCTTTTGGATTCGTACATTGCACCTTGTTTGAAGTATTACACATTGACCGAAGCAATGCTTCCAATGACCTTCAAATTGATGAACAAATCGGTTGCATCTCGTGAGAGTGACAATGCAAGGGCGGTATCAGTTGAGGAGATGACAATGATTGAAGGGCGTTATCGTGACAAAGCGGAATACTATGCCAATAGATTGAGGGATTATCTCCGCACAAACACCAATGATTATCCTTTGTTCTTGAATCCCGGCAGTACCTTTGATACAATTAGACCAAAGAACACCGCTTTTGTCGGTGGTATTTATCTTCCCACATCACAAGATTGTTTCTGGAACTATGACTTCCCCAACGAGGACAAATAAGTGGCAAAAAAACAACGAAGCCAAACTTCTCAAATTTCTCAAGAATGACACTAAACCAAATAATAGCAAAGATTCAAACGGCAGCCGAAAGCCATAAGATGGTTCACAAGTTTGGCGTTGGTCAGCAGTCAAATATGACGGTTGAGAATGTTGAATACTATCCTTTGGTTTGGTTGTATCCAGATGGCTTCAATTTGCAGTCAACTGGAAACTTGATGACATACAACTTTGCATTGCTTGTGATGGACAGAGTATTTGAAAGCGAGAGCAACACCATTGAGGTTCTTTCCGATACTGCACAGATTATGACTGACATCTTCGCATTGATTGAAAACAACACACAAGATGATGAGGATTTTGAGATTGTGATCAACGGCAATGCGTCTCCATTCTACGATTCAAAAACTGATATTCTCGCTGGTTATGCAATCAACTTCCAAGTCATCACTCCTTATTTACACAATACTTGCGTTGTTCCTGTTTAGTTGGTTGTGGGCGTTCTTCAATTATGATGAACCAGTCCGCTATATTAAACCACTAAATGTTGAGATGCACGAAAGGATTATAGTGAAGGAGAAAATCAAAAGGATGCGTCTAATTGATTCAATCAATCACTTTGATACAATATACCTTGACACCTTCAAACCTTCAGCAGAAGGGCTAAAAAAGGCAATAGGTTTGCACATCCACTTGGATACCACTCTATGAAAAACAATAACATCATTGTGATCCCAAAGCCGTGGGAAGAAACCAAAGTTCTTTTGATCTCGGATTTGCATTGGGACAATCCAAAATGTGACAGAGATTTACTGAAGAAACATCTTGATGAAGCCTTGAAAGGAAACAATGATGTGTTGATCAACGGTGATTTGTTTTGCTTAATGCAAGGTGCATACGATCCCAGGAAGAGCAAATCGGACATAAGACCTGAACACAATGTTGCAAACTATTTTGATGCCATCATCAATACTGCCGTTGAATGGTTTTTGCCATATGCACATATCATCAAGTTTATCGGTTACGGCAATCACGAGACAAGCATCTTGAAGCGACAAGAGACCGATATCATTGAACGCTTTGTGACTTTGTTAAACTATCGGGGAGGTACAGCAATTCAGGTGGGTGGTTACGGTGGATGGGTGAAATATCAATTCAACCATCACTCCAAAAAGATTGGATACAACATTAAGTATATGCACGGGTTTGGCGGTGGGGGTCCTGTAACTCGTGGAACTATCCAGCACAACCGGATATCGGTGAATGTGGAGGGTGCTGATGCAATTTGGATGGGGCATGTTCACGAAGATTACGAGATGACATACACCGTGGAATACTTGTCAGCCGTTGGAACTGTTTTGCTTCGTGATATTTTGATGATTCGTACTTCAGCCTATAAAGAAGAATACGGAGATGGTTCAAAGGGTTGGCATGTTGAAAGAGGTGCATCACCAAAGTTCACCGGAGGTCGTTGGTTGTATATGCTACCAACAAGAACTGAGAAAGGTGACAGAGTAATTCGGGCGTACACACACAAGACAATATGATCAAGGTTCAAATCATACACGAGACGAAGAACGACAACTGGATGGGTTTGATTGAAGGCGAATCCGACATCATTCAAATCTTGGAAGATGGAATGGTTGATGAACATCAAATCGTTGCCATATCCCAATTGTTTGAAAACACCCAACTCTATATGCGAGGAGGTCACATCATCTTGATTGAGGAAAACTATTATACCTTTGTTGTCAAATGGATGCAGTCAACCCAACACACTACAAACAAGGCGAGATAGAATGTATTGATGCCATTGAATCTGCCACCATCAAAAAGAAAGGATTGGTTGCGGTTTGTACTGGTAACATCATCAAGTACTTGTGGAGGTGCGAAGACAAGAACGGATTGGAGGATTTGTACAAAGCGAAGTGGTATCTTGACAAGCTCATCGCAGAAAAAGAAAAACAATCCAAGAAGAATGCTACCTTATAAGATGAAAACAATGATAAAAATTTTAACCTTTGGGATAATGTTTTGGTCGTTGAATTTATCAGGGCAAGTGCTGATTGATACCAATACAATCAAACAAGCCAACACATATTTGGTCAAAGGTGCGATTGCAAGGGAACAAGTCACGCATTTACGAAAGATTGTGACATCGGATTCCATCATTATTTCGGAACAAGATTCAGTCATCACCAAACAAAAGGTAAACATCGCATACTTGAATGCGGAGAATGATTCACTTGTGAAGCAAAATAAAGCCATCTCACGCACTTTGTCGGTCTTCAAGGGTATAAGTATAGGTTTAGGGATTTTAAGCGTTTTAATGTGGCTACAATAGACATTAACAAACTGCCTGATGCACTTGATACATATTTGGATGATGTCAATCAAGGCTCACTCCTTCAGCAAATCATTGTTGATTGGTGGAACAAGAAGGTGATTCCACCGATTTGGGCGAATCTTGACAACAAAAACATCAATGCTTCTTCCGTTCTTCGCCAATCTTTTGTTCCCGGAGAGATCACCAAAACGCCAACATCCATCAACACCATCCTTCTCGCTGAAGATTACTGGGAGTTTGTGGAATACGGAAGGAAGCCAACAAGAAATGGTCACACGGAAGGCACTCCGTATCTATGGCAGTCAATCAAAGAATGGATGGCATTCAAAGGAATCAAGCCACCACAAACGATGACTTACGATTCAATGGCAAAGGCTATCGCAAACAAGATTCACCGCAGAGGGACGAAGGCACAACCATTCCTTGAGGATGCTTTCACGGAATCAATACAGATGGAATTGGTGAATGAGTTGAATGCTCGTTTCGGAGATTTGATATTCTCGGAAGACATAAAATTGTAACAAAAAGAAAAGTTTATTTGCATTATTAGAAAGTTTATTTTACTTTTGCTCTTGTTATGGATTACAACAAAGCAATTGAAACAATTAAACTTAAACGCAGACAAGGGCTATTTCAAATAGTCGCTCGTAAAACAGGGGTATCACTCCCAACGGTAAGAAAGTATTTGGTTGAGGGAAACATCGTTTCTCCAAAAGCCAAAGCAGTCATTGAAATTGCATTGAGGGAGGTGAACAATGATTGAATGTACTGCTAATGGGTGGATTTATGTTGCTCAAGATGGGGCAAAATATGTCTATACTGACCAACAAGTTGAGAACTACTTTCTTAATAATCACTTTGAAGAGATTGAAGCCTACTTGATAAGTGCCAATGAGATGTTTCACGGATGCGTTACAAAGAATGTTGTGGGTGTGGCATCGGAGATTTTTCAATTCAAAGAACCTGAGAAGTTTACAATCTTCTTTATGCTCGGACAAAAAACAAATTTCCTATGAATAAAAGCGAATCAATTAAGAACATCGCTGGTGCATTGGTAAAATTCCAATCATCGGTGAGCAAGGTAGCAAAGGAAGCCAACAATCCTTTCTTCAAATCCAAGTATGCGTCATTGGCGAACATACTGGACACAATCCAAAAGCCATTGAGCGAATGCGGTTTGGCAATCAGTCAATTCCCTGATGGGAACGCACTCACAACCATCATCCTTCACGCTGAATCAGGTGAGTGGATGGAGTCATCCTATGTGATGCCGGTTGCAAAGCAGAACGATCCTCAAGCAATGGGAAGTGCAATGACCTATGCACGGAGGTATGCACTTGGTTCAATCCTAAACTTGAACATTGATGATGATGATGATGCAGAGAAAGCAATGGGAAGACAGATTCCAAAGAAAGATGAACTCACACCAAAACATCCATCTTGGACAAAAGCCGTTGAGCATCTCAAGACAGGGGGATTGATGACCGACATCACAAGCAAGTTTGAGGTATCTCCGGTGAATATGAAACTTTTAATCGGTGAGAAATGAATAACACACATCCAGTTATACACGCTTCTTTGAACGAAGAAGATTGGCAGAGGTTGAGAAGTTCACGCTTCACCGCTTCCGAAATCCATAAACTGATGGGAACTCCGAAAAACAAATCGGAGTACCTGTCGGAAACTGCGAAATCATTTGTCTTTGAGAAGGCAGCGGAATACTTAACCGGTGCGAAATCGGAGATCTATGGTCGGGCTTTGGATTGGGGCAAGGAACACGAGAAGGAAGCCTTCCACTATTTCTCACAACAAACCGATGAGTTCTTCACTTACTACGGTGCAGAGACATACACCTTCATCACTTACGGTGAATGGGGTGGGTATTCACCTGATGCACTCGGTCACCAGTTGGTAGAAATTAAATGCCCTTTTAATTCAGGCAACCACCTTCAAAACTTCTTTATCAAAAACAACGAGCAGTTGAAGAGCAAACGCACGGAGTATTTTTACCAAATGCAAATGGGAATGATTGCAACCGGATTGGAAGAGGGTTTGTTTGTTTCATATGATCCACGAATGCCCATTGGGAAGAAGCTCACAACAACTCTCATAACTTTGGAAGAGGACATCCAAGAAATCATTGATGAGAAATTGACCTACGCTGGGGAACTATTTTTGTCAATCACAAAATAAATCGTTCATTCACAAAGCCAATTAGAAAATAAATTTGCATAAGTGAAAGAAAGTATGTTGTTTTGAATCACTATGACACTTGACATAATTTATCCAATCGTTTTAACACCCATCGTTTTTGCGGTGGGTTACTCTATCCAT